CTACTTCCCATTAGACATCCCTCGTGTAAACAATGTGGTCTAGTAACCACCCGTCGTTTTCTAAGTAGTCGATCATCTGTCTTACAGCTGACCGTACTTCCATTTTTTGCAGCCCGGCATCTCGTGCCTTCTGCTCAAAGAAAGGCAGGTAATATGCTGCTTTCTTTTCTCCTCGATGCCTTGCCCAAGCAAGCCAAACCAAAAGTGTTTTGTCGCCCGTAAACCGATCTACCTCTACTGTTGTGACAACGAACCCTTCGCCGGTAATCCATAACAGGGCTTGACCGTTTACGCATTCCGCGTACACATCCTCTGCTCGATATGTAAGTGCAGGAGTCCCGTCTAGGATCTCCTGCACTCCCTTGGATACCCAATCCCACTCTTTGCGGATATCTGCAAGGTACGGATCACCTCCTTGAGTAACGGTTTCTGGTAAATTTATATGGCTTGTGAACTCCTCCATAAGCAACCTTCCTAGATACTCTTACATCACCTTGTCTAGCCTTACGTTCCGCGTAAACCAGACCCTCATTAAATAGGGAGCCGTATACCTGCGCCCCCGCATAATCCGTCCAATCTTTTGATGGCATCCGTAGAAGCCGAAACAATGCGCCGTTAATAATTGCCTCGCGGTAGTCACTCATGACCCCATCATCACAGGCAGTGGAGGTGTAAGTAGGTTTCAGGACTGCGCGTATTATGGTCGAGCTTACTTGCGTTAAGTTCGGTACAGGAACTAACCAAAAAGTGCTGGGGTTCTGCTTGACGAAGTACTTAGGTCTGCCAGCATAGTTAGAGTCCCGCCACTTTGGCTCACGTTGCTCAAGCAACGCAGTTGTAATAGCTTCGATCTCTTCGCCCAAGTGAGTGGCCCACAAGATCTTACATACGCTCGTCTGGGGAGGAGGCTCTAAGTCGTACTCGTATATATTGGCGACAGTCGTAACAGGGTCTAACTCCTGCTGATACGCTTCTGACTTCTCACAGAACTCAATGACCGCTGCTCGGATATTGTTCTCGATCAGCGTGTCAGGGCATCCCGGCACCATTGGGATTATCTCAGGTAGAAGTGACTCGTAAGAGGTAGCCATCTATTTACCCCACTTGCTGCCCGACTTGAGCGCCGGTTGTGATCCCCTGTGGCCCTATATCAGAATTCGGGCTAGTAATAATGTCTATCTGGCCTTTACCCGTGACGCTGTTGATGAACAGGTTGTAATGGGTGCTAGCCCTCTGGGCGTTACCGGCGTACTCAGCGTCTTTCGTGTAAGCACGGAACAGCGCGTAATCAACTACGGCATTACCGTAGATGTCAGGCACTTCGAGATCAGTTCGATCACCTGTTAGGCCAACAGAAAGTGGATTGCTACTGTAGATGATTTCCAAATAAGCACTGCCTGCTACACCCGGATATACATAGAAGTTGCGGGGGTTTGACTCGTCATAGACGAAATGTTTTACGGTTGCCCCATGAGCTGCATCCCCTGTAACAGCTGGGTCGTGCCAAAGTGGGGTCTGGGCGTCCAGAACTTCCCGGCTAACCAAACGAACAGCTCGTCCCCCATTGCCCCCTGATGCGGCAGACATATTACGGACGACTCTGAGCAACCTGTTTCCAGAGGTAGGGATAGACTGCTTTGTCCCCGTCACAAGAGTTACCGTTTCGTTAGAAGCACTCGCGTCAGGCTTTAACAGGGCGATTTCGCGTTGGGCATCGTTAACCCACAGGACTAACTCTCCAGTGACAGGCCATCGGATACCAGTTGTGTCTTGCAGCGTAGTCTGGATTCTATCGATAATACTTTGAACAGTTACTGCCATTTATCTACCCTCTATGAATTAAGAACTTGTTCCCAAGCCGCGTCTCGTTCGTCGCTAACGACGGTTCGGCTCATTAACTTGTTAACTACCTGAGATTTAGGACCGCCGTCTGCCTTGAAGTTTGCTGGATCACCTTCTTCAATAAGCTGCTCTAGACACTCGATTAGTTTTGGATCGACCTCATGACTTACACTTTCTTCGACTACCGGCACTTCTTCTTCGATAGTAATTTGGATTTCCGCAGGGGCTTGTTTTTCAGTTTCCCTGACTTCTTTTGCCCCCATTTGAAGAGCCAGCAGACCCAACTCGTCGGAAATATTCTTCTCAATTCCGGGGTAGAAAATCGCCGCTGCTCCACTCGTTGTGGCAACGCGGATTTCTTTCTCTGAGATTACCTTCATATATAATCCTTAAAAAAGGCTCCCCCCGAAGGAGGAGCCGTATCTCTTACTGTGCAGTGTCTAAGGAGATAACCCCAAAGTCTTGAACAGAACCGCTAATGTCGGAGTTGTACTTAGGCTTACGAAGGCCGAAGATTTTACCGATGCTGATACCTTGCTGGTTTCCATAGTCGAACGTATCTTCGACCACTTCAGGAAGACCAATGTCAGCCATAGCCAGTGCTTGAGCACCACAGAACAGAGCGCGACCGCCGGTTACATCAGCGTCAGCACCCCACTTGTAGCCAGCCGCGCCAGCATTGCCAGAAGTACCAGTGGTAGCACCACCAGTGTTAAACACATGGCGGAACTCGTGAACCATGATCCCATCAACCATCAAGCTTGAAGAACCAGAGAACAAAGAGTTGCTTGAACCACGGACACCTGCGTTACGGACGTTAGCCAAGAAGTCTGCATCGAGCTTCAAGCCTTTCATCTGCTGTGGCGTTACGAACAGGTGGAACACCTCGTCGCCGCCAGCACCACGGATACCTCGGAGGTAGTTGTCCTTGGCGTAGGCTTTCAACTCAACGATCGTTTCGTACTGCAGCTTGTCGGCAGCAGCCACTGCAGTAGTGTCACCGGCAACCAGACCAGAAGTAGCATCCCATCGACGATGACGAGCAGCAGTAGGCGCAGAAACATCTGAAGCAAACTCTAAGTCAACAAGCTCAAGGCCAGCAGTACCAGAAGTCGCTCTCAAAGCACCGTTGTTCTTGTGAGTGTAAGCAACGCCAGACAGGGTTAAGAACGCGAGCTGGTCCATTCGGTCAGCCATTGCATAAGCAAGAGCGTCACGAGACTGTTCACGGAAGTTAACTACGGTCTTTTGGTCAGCCATTCGACCAGCGATTCGGTTAGCGAAACGTAGCTGATCTAACTCGATGGTAATGTCATAAGCGCGTAACGCTTCTTCATTACCTTCCAAAGTATTATCGCCCGTTACACCGTCTCCGGTCATGTCGGCTAAAAGCGTAATAATTGCTTTTGTACCTTTGTCGTTTTTAGTCAACTCAGTGACCCGCTGGACCATAGCGTTTTGACCAGTTCCTGCGAACTGATTGATGAAAGACATATTACGAGCAACGCGCCAGAAGTCTCTGCTCCATGCGGTAAGTTGCCCTGCACTCAGGGTGGAAAAGTTAGTAAGAGCCATTTAGGGCCTCCTTAGACGTACAAGATTTAAGAGCATCATTTGATGCAGTTCTAGCCGACTTAAGGAGCGGCTAATCCGTAGCTTCGTATCGTGAAGCAACGTATTAGCGTGTTAGTAACGAGGGACGACCCCGGCAGGTTTAACGCCTTTTTTGCAGGCGGAGGTTACGTTTTTTACGGCTACGGGCCGATCAGATATCGTTCTGATAGACGTAATCTTTATATTAGTATCGCTAATACACAAAAGCAATACTTATTTATTCCTACTATTCCACAATTCAAAAAGGGTGCGGATCTTATCTTTCATCTGCTCAATATCTGCGTGCATTTTTGCCAAGACAATAACCAAGGTTACAAACCCTAATGCTAAGGGCCAGATAGCTCCAATCGCGTCGAGTACGTCCATAGCATTGATTACCTTGTTTGGCCTTAAGCTCTATGACGAGCCGTTTTTTTAGCGATCTTCTTAGGCTGCTTTGATACTTGCTTTCCTGCTTTGGTGTCTTCGCGTTTCTTTGCAGTCGTCGCGGCGTACTCTTTCTTAGTCAATGCCTTCCGAGCTTTCTCAGGCAAGTACCGCTCGCCTGTCGCACTTGAACCCTGAGTGCTATTTTTCCCACTCTTAGTACCCCACTTCTCTTTGGTCCATTTCGTGAGGGACTTCTGCTCGTCGGTCTTAGCGCCGCTGTATCCACCGCCTGACGCTTTGTAACGCTTCGTTGCAAGCTGCGCTTTCCGCGCAGACCATTGCCCAGCTTTACCGCCACTTGTCCCAGCCTTTACGCTCGAAACAATGCGCTTCCACTTAGCTTCGTCAGTACGCGGCATTTTTTCCTCTCGCCATAGCACCCTTGTTACGGGCCTTTTTTTTCTCTGCTTCGGCTTTCTTACGCTTGCGCTCTGCAGCAGCGGCCTCGAATTTCTTTACGTCTCGGGGCGGATTCTTAGGCTTGAACTTCTTGGTCGCCGCTTCCTTTTTAAGTTGCGCTATGGTTTTGTTAGTTGCCATCCGTCTTCTCCTTTATCGGCGGGTTTTACCTTGCTTTTTGTTTAAGTAATCGCGTAAAGATAATCCTGACGCTTTTAGCTCTTCACGAGTTACCGCAGCTTTCTTACGGCCATCCTTACCCACAAAGGTACTCTTACCAGTTTTTTTAGCTTCGCTTACGCTTTTAGCGCTTTTATCAGCAGCCATACCTTTGCCAGTAACTGCTTTTCTACGCATCATATCCGCAGGCTTAGTCTCAGCTTTCCCCGAAATATCTATCTTAGGGCGCTTAGGTTCCTGTTGAGCGGTCGTAACTGCAGCCTTCTTAGCCTTTAATTCTTGACTCTTATTAGGTCGGCGCACCCCAGTGACTTTAGTTTCTGACATAGGGCTAAGATCATTAACCCTTTTAGTAGGTTTTGCGGGTGCTTTAGTCCGAGGTTTTTTCTTACCTACCCGCGCTTTGCTTTTCAGCTTTTCCCATAGATTCATAGCTACGATCCTTTTTTCCATTTCGTTGAGGGAGACTTCGTTTTAGAAGGACTCCATTTAGTGCGGTCAGCCCAATAAGCTGCACTCATTTTGCCCTTCGCTATATTCTTAGCGTGACGAGATTTGAACGCTTTGCGCTGACCAACCGTTTGATTGGTCTTCACGCCCTGCTGCCCAAAACGAATCGTCTTTACATTGTCACCTTCTTTAGCCACAACGATGTGTGACTTCTTAGGGTGAGAGGGGGTGCGCTTTGGCTTGTTAAACCCCTCCACTCCCGCCCTTGTGAGGCGGGGATCTCTTTCTCTAGTCATTCTATAGCCCTACGTTATATCGCCCCGCAGCCGCTTCAATGTGGCCTCTGGTAGCGCGTTGAACTCGTCCTCTGTCATAGAAGAAACGTCGATGGGCTTTTCGCCACGGTTTGCTGAACTTTCTCCCGGTAACTCCGGGGGTTGAGACTCTGCGGCCTTCAACTTCTTAGTTACTTCGGCCCGTTTTTTAGCCACTTCGTCTACGCTTTTTGCTTTAGGGGCGGAGGGCGCGTTTAAAGTAGCGGCGGCTTCTAAGCCATGACTCTTAATCGCAAAGTTTGCAGCCTTTGAGAGTGCGTCTACAGCTCCGAACCCCTGAACCATGAACGCATCTCGGAGTTCAATGACTTCTTGGGTGATTTCAGCGTCATATTCAGCGGCGTTTTGGTTAAATATAGGAAAATTCGCCTCTAAATCGTTCGCAGCCTGTTGCAAAGCAGTCGCTTGTTGATTTTGAGAAACCTTTTCAGTCATTTCCTGCCGCATTTCATAGGCCAACTGCTCCCGTTCGGCCTTTCTCATCTCTTGTCGCAAGGCAGCGGCCTTTGAAGCCTCGCCATCTAGCAAAAAGTTCTGGTACTCGATCTCTTTCGAGTCAAAATCGTAGGCTTCAGGCGCATTTTCAGCTGGTTGTTGCTGCGCTTTCATGTCATCAAGCTGTTTCTGCAGCGCTTTTTGCTTCGCAAGCACTTCATCAAGCCGAGATTTGGGCACCATTGGCTTTTTCCGAGCATCAACCTCTTCTTCGAGGGTATTTTCTACTTCTTCAGGTTCCTCAACTTCTGCTTCGCTCGTGACTTCATCTGAATCATCGTCAGCTGCATCCTCGGAGACAGCATCGCCTTCTTCTTCCACAACGGCGTCTTGGGTTTCCTCGGCCACATCGTCTTCTGCCTCGTCTTCTATTAGATTCCCTTCGTCATCTAAGCCAAAGTTCAGATCAATACCTTCAGGCTGATCTAACGCTTCAGCTCCCGGCATAAGGTCGTACATAACTCTAGTGTCGTCTTGCTCTGTTGCCATCTGTGGCCTCCTAGTTCGCTCTGGGGTTAGCAGTTTGCATAGCGGTAGTCGCTATCCTTGCTGCCGCTTGGGTTTGCTGTTGATCAGTACGCACTTGATTTGTCATCGAGGACAGCTCGCGGCGTAATTCAAGTTCTTTCATCTTCATTTCAATCTTCGCCTG